AAATTTATAATTCTGAAAACTTAAAAGGGGAACTCCATAATTTACATCAAATTCATAAAGCAAAATAGAATTTGTATCTGGAACAAGATTAACATAGGAATTAAATTGGTAAATATCTAATCCGGATGAACTTTCCATCCAATAATATCCTAAACCCGATGGGTCAGGATAAATTTCATAAGCTTTGGAGGAGGTCCAATCATCATTAGAAGGATCTCTTAAAATAGCGTTTTCAAGAAGAATATTCAAATTTGTTGAAACATCATAAAATTGGGAAGATGAATCCAAAATATCATAAAAACGTAGATCGTTTTCATAAACAAATAATGGCTTCGATACTAATTTGTCTATTATTGTTCCAGCATCAGTTTTTTGTACAGAAGCTCTCCATTGAATATCGAATAGATCAATGAAAGGAAATTGGAATGTCGAGCCTACGAGAACTGTAGATGGGTCATACCAGTATAAAGAGGCATCTGCCAAGGAAAATTGTCCGTTTGAAGGATCCCAACAATATTTCAATAAATCTTTGAACCTTACTTGTAATGCTTCAATTGGCATTTTTTGAAGTTCCTCTAAGGTTAATCTAATACTTGCATCACCTTGAATTAATTCCGAACTTTCGTCAAGAGTGTCCGGAGAAATAGATTGCTCAAAAATAGCTTCAGACCCTATTGTATTAGTTCCATAAACAACATTTCTAAATCTTTCAAAATAAACTCCTTCACCAGTTATATCTGTAATCCTGGTATTTACTCCAATGATCCATCTTTCAAGCCATTGCTTAAGAGCATATAATTTAACAAAAATCTCATTAATATTGTAATTATAACATTCTTCAACAATAGGATTACCCCATTGATCAATTTGACCAGTTTCCCGGGTCAAACAATAAACAAGGGACAGCTGATTTAATTTCTTTAAATTTCTTCTTTCGTCTGGTGAAAAATAAAGAAGGGTCTTTGTTCTATCTGCAGCATCATAGGGAACTGTAAGAGAAAGTTTCTGCCCATCTTTTACATTCTTAAACCATTCTTTTACTTGAATATCCTCATATCCAAGCCACTTTATTGCATTGATAAGACCTTTATAAGTTCCTATATAAGGCATAATTTTATCATGTTCTAATATGATATGCTTTGCCTTATAATTTAAAAGTTGCCAATCAGGAAGGTCTTCATTAATATCTGCTTCTTTAAAGAGTGTATGATTAGCTTTAGGACTTGGTAAACCAAAGTTAGTTATAAGTGTATCAAACCTTTCATCCGGTCCAACAGATTCCGCATTAACTAGGATTTCATAAATGAGATATTCTGCATTACCTACTTTATGAAATACTCTAAGTCTTCTTTCAAAAACCCCTTCAGTTTCCGCACGGAATCCAATATTAATCATTAATCCCGTTTTTTCTGCATATTCCGTTGTATCAATTATTACTTCATCAGTCCATTCTACGAGTTGATTTTCTTCATCTATTTCAAAAAGTTTAATCTCAGAATCTCCATCAGTAAATCTAAAGATCAAATAAGGATTAATTGGATCATAAGGTCTAATTAAAACTCCTGTTGATGATTCTTCAATAATCGTTAAATGCTCTGTTTCTACAAGACCTTGAGAAATAGGTTGTAAAAATACAGCCGAACTATAAGTAATTGCAGGATAAAGGAAAGAAACGTCTGGTGTTAAAGAGATAACTACGCTTTCAATCGATTGAGAATTTACAGGAGCCGGATTAAAAATGGAAACATCTTTGAATCCTATAGAAACTTCAGAAGGAGTTAAGACCTGTGAATATCCGCCAAAAGAAAAATCTAATTTAACCTGTGTATTTGAAGGATATTCCCATCCTCCATTTGTAACTTCGACATCTATAATATAATTACTAGGATTTGTAACAGCAAAAGCAGCTGCGCCGGTAGCATCAAGATTATCGGCAATAAATGTAAGAGGTAAGTAAGTGTCTGCGTATGAGTTTAAAAAACTTCCGCTTTTATTAAATATTTTCCAATTCTGCTGATTCATGAATCCTTAATTAATATTGGTATCCTCTTTTCCATGAGCAATACTCATAGTTTTCTTAATATATTTAACCTGTTCCAAAATAAATGTCAATATAGCTTCAATTTGAGCAAATAGGGGTTTTTGAATAGGGTTTGCCCATAATTCGGAGGAGGTTGTTTTTGATAATATTTTTCCTCTATAATCATATCCCAGGTTGGTATAATTATCTGATAAGTGTTTTGCCGAAGCAAAATAAGGAGTTCTTACTTTAGACCTTTGACTCTTACTACTTACTGCATTTTGTTTTTGAGTTGCTGTTGCCATTATAAGTTAGAAACAATATTTTTGTTTTGATTACTGTTAAAGTTAACTGGGGTAATTCCTCTCAATTGAATATTTACAGTTGAAAGCCTATCTTTTGCAACTGAATCATCATAAGTAATTCCAAGTTGACTTTCGAATCCTCCTCTAATAAGAGGATATATGTCCTTGACAGTTACTCTATTTCCAAATGCGTCTAATACAAATCTTTCGAGAATAATATCGCCATAATCATCAAGGCCATATCCATTTCCATAAATTGTAAAATTGTTTTTGTCTGCATCAAACCAGACAGATACAGAGTCTACTCCATCAATGCCTTCAATTATTCTAACTAAATCTGATTGAGGGATTCTATCTCTTCTGGTATTCTTTAAGAAATAATCAGAGGTTTTTGAAATAATTTGTTCCCTGATATTGTTAAGATCATAACCCTCATAGATAACTAAGGCAACATTTAGAACGAATTTAGGATATCGAAGAGTCATAATAGCATTATCTACGGTAAGTATCCTTTGCCCGCTTTCTTCAATCAAATCTAAAATTCCTCTTTTTTCAAGATCAGTTAATTGGAATGAATCTAATCCACAAGTAAAATAATTCTGATTTGCTGGGATCCTTTGATTAACATCTGGAACTAAATAAAGATAAACAGTGTTATCGTCTTTTTTCTGCTCTTCAACTTGGCTTTGCCAATAATAAAGTTGGGTTTGAGCATTATCTAATTCGGTTTTCTTAGCAAGCGATTGAGAAGCCGAAGCCCCCACTGTTGCTAACAAAGTTCTGTATTGTTCGCTTATATTTTCGTAAGTAGTTTTGGCTACATTATACTTATCAATTGTGTATTTGTCCTCGAATGTTGCAAATCCGGGAATAGCATCAACAATAGTAAACATATTCAATTTACGTAAAAAATAAATGTAATTATCAGTATTAGCTAAAACAAAACTTCTTGACATGTGAGGAGCAAGTAATCTAGTAAGATATACAGGTTCCTCATTAGCTCCAAATAAAACATCCTTTTGAATAGAAACTCTAAGAATCTTATTAAGATCTATCTCCTGACTATTAATAGAATACCCCTTTCCTTCAAATTTCCAGTTGGCTGTCGTTTTAGCTTCTGCCGTTCTAATATTTCCTGCATCCCCATCAGTTAACAAATATTCTACAAGGATCGTTGATCCAAGAGGGGGAACAGAACCGTTATAACCATTCCCAAAGAAGACATCAATACCTCCGGTTTGTCCTGTTTTAACTATAACAGATTCTTCATTAAAATTCATATCAAGAATAGATTCCCTCTTTGCCCATTTTTTACCATTAACATAAATATTAACAAAAAAATTATCTATAATGGATCCTTTTTTAGCTTGGAAGTTAAATGATTGTAGAGGATCACCGGTTCCCGTTGATTGTTGATATTCTAATTTACCTTGAACAATATTTACATCAACATAATTTGTTACAGAACCAAGATCTAGTCTAACTTCATTTCCGGGTAATACAATAGTATAAGTTAGACCATTATAAGTTGAAATAATTCTAGTATAATTTGGAATAACTGCGGTGTTCCCATAAATATCTAATTTCTGCCCATTATAGAATAATCTTAGAGTCCCCCTAGCAGCTACACCTCTGGATGAATTGTGACCTGTTAAGGCTGCAAGACCCTTTACACTCTGAGATCTAGAAGCCGTGTTGATATTTAATTCCGTTATAGAGTCCTCAATATAATATAGGATTGTTCTACCAAGATTAAGAATAACCTGAAGAAGCTGACCCATAGGAGATGCCATGGTAAAATATTGTCCAGCATCTTCGTATGTTTGTTTTATAAAGTTAATTGAATCCTGATATAATTCGGATAATCGGATTCGGGCAGTTTTAATTATACTCATAGTATTTTACTATATTTTTCTCGATTCTTTTTTAAATTTTTTAACCAATCCTGAATTTCTTCAGTATAAATTAATTTTGTATCCCAGGACAAATGCCATTGTGGTCTATTCTCAATAGCTAAATCTGTTAGAATTTGAATAAGCTTTTTTCCATCATCTTCAGATAAACATTCAAATTTAACTGCATTGCCTTCCAGTACTCGAACAACTTTAACATAGAAATGATTCCATTTAGATATGGAAATATCTTCGGGGTTTACCCCTGCACTCATAAGAAGTTCTACGGTCTTTGCTATATTTTCAATATGTAGATTTACCTTTTTATCTTCTTCTCCTGATTGATCCCATGTAGTGTCAAATTCGACTCCTTTTTGTTCAAGGGATTTTCGAATACCTATCTGAAGAGCATCTTTTGGATCTTTTCCTCTTTCAAAATTAATATTTTCTCTAACTAACATTATTTAACTAATACTCCTATTGCTTTTTCATCATTGATATAAAAATCAATAACGCAGAAATCAAATCCATCTGCTTTACCAAATGAAACTGAAGGTTCTATTTTAAATTTGCTGGATTCAGAAATATACTGTTGAACTTGTTTTTTGATTTTCTCTTCCAATTCAAGTTTGTTTATTCTTGTCTCGAAGATAAGATCCTCAATTCCTACTCCAAAATTAAGATCCCCTAAGACTTGTCCTTGTGTAGTTCCTAGAATCATTCTTATCTTTGAAATAATACTTTCTATCGGATCAGAATGTTCAAAAACCCCATAACGATAATTTGGGTCCTCGGGGTTTCTGATGTATATTTCTTTAACCATTCTAGTTTTTATTTATATATCTTTACCCTACGAAAAGACCACAAAAAAAGCCCCGAAGGGGCTGAGACAATAAAAAATCATATTTTATAAATTATTTGCCATAAAATGCTTCCCCTCATAAACCTGATGAATTTTTGAAGGAATATTGCTATTCTCCTTAAGATCTGCAAATTTCATCCCTACAAGTTTGTCCTGAAGATTAAGGCCTGGATTCTTCTTCTTAGCGTTATTGATATAAGCAGAATAATAAGGAATAAGCTTGTCATAATCGTTTTTGTCATAAAGGAGACGATTACTTTCTCCAATGCAAATATTATCGGTATCCTTATATCTTTGAACCGTAACAAATCCAGTTTCTGCAGGAAGCTGTTTACTCCATTTTTTGGAAAATTCGCCTTTTAGAATACCTTTAGAAAATAGGATCTTAAGAATGTCATGATGAATTTTTTCAGAGAAATTTTCCATATAAATGTCACCATCTTTGGAAATAACTCCTCTGATATTAGGACCTAAAGAAGAAATAGAAGCAGGGTTTTTAATGAGAGCCCATTTACCATCCCTTGCAATAATATCTTCAGATGAAATGGATGCTTGCTTTTCGCTTCTATCGGTTTCATCGAGGATGCCAAACATTCTTTCGGCTGCTTTATCAGCTACACCTTCTTGAATAACATCTATGACTTTTTTAGCTTTCATGGAGTAAATGTACTAATTTTTTCCTTAGAAAAAAAATTTCCTAAGTTATTTTTATATTTATCACAAAAAAAGAGCCATTAGGCTCTTTTTTATTGAATTGCTATTCTTTTTTGTGTTTTAGATTCTTGAGATTTAAATTTAATTTCCAAAATTCCATCTTGTAATTTAGCTTCGACCGATTTAGAATCTATTCCAAATTTTCTCATTTTATAAGAGAATTTCTTTTCACCGATCCTTTTCTTTAGCTCCTCATTTTTGAGCTCCCCTTCTATAGTTATTCCCGTTGCATCAATATCTATTTGGATATCCTCTTTAGAAAAACCTGGGGCCTGGACAGTAATTATCATTTGCTTATTTTCTTCATCGAAAAAATAATGAGCAGGCTCTGCGGAATAATCCCAGTCAATTTTTTTCAGCCAATTATTATTAAAAAAATCATTAAAGAAAAAATCATCAAATAGGCTAATGCCCTGATTTCTTAAAGCTAATTTATTTTCCATAATTTTATAATTTTAAGTTATTTTTAATTTTTCATACACATATTTTCAAAAAATATGCCATTGAAAAAATATGACAAAATGGCAATAAATCAAAAAAATTTTGACAATTTGACAAAAGAATATATAAAGAAAATGTCAATTAATGATTATTTACGAGTCTGTATATCCTTTTTTAAATGAAGAGTTTCTAGCATCCGAGATTCTAAATGAAAAATTCGACATCAATAGTATAAAAAATGTTGCTAAGAAAGCTGCTATTCTTGCATATATGTTTCTAATGACAGCTTCTAATAAAGGATATAAGGATTTACCCAGCAAAGAAGAAGTTAAGAATTCCAAACCCCTTATCTATTTAGCAAATCAAGATCATATTTCAAAAAAAGAGGTGGATGAGGAATTCAATAAATTATTCAAAAAATATTTTTATCCTTGGAGTGAGCCTCGATTAAATTATGATATTCTCCAAGATCCATTTCAATTATCTACAAGTCCTGAAGGAATGGAATTTATTAAAGAACATGAAAAATTAAAGCTAGAAGCTTATGAAATTGGGGATGGAATGGTTACCATTGGATATGGGCATGCCGAACCAATCCAAACTTCCAGGTTTAAAAAAGGAGATAAAATTACCATAGAGGAAGCGAACAAACTTTTTATGGAAGATCTTAAAAAAGCAGAAGATGGGTTAAGAAGATTATTTACTATGTGGAATGACCAAGGAATAAATGTTATGATTTCCCAGCACATGTGGGATTCCATGGTTTCTATGGCTTATAATATGGGGGTTGGCGGATTAAGATCCACAGATTTTGTTTTATCTCTTAAAGATCAAAATTATATAGAAGCTGCAGATAGCATATTATCTTCTGGAGTTAAAAAAGCGGATAAATTTCCGGGATTAATAAATAGAAGAGAAGCAGAAAAAGAGTTATTTCTTAAAAATCTTTTACCAATAACTTAGATCCATTCCCCTTCAAGACTAGGATCCTGGGCATCCAAAGCCATATCTCTGGTGACCTGAATTCTGTTATAATAAGGGTCGTTAATGCAGCAATCCCCATGAAGTAATTCTGTTTTTGAATCTCCTATTTCATCAATAATAGATGTAACCCTTTTAAATTCTTCTCCAGTAAGAGGAACTCCATTCTCATCAGTGGGTGTTCCGCAATGACCGCATCGATAAATTTTAATACCAATGCCCATAGCTTTTAGTGGATCCTGTCCTCTTTCAAAATTCATTGTTTATCGGATAAATAAAATCTGAAAAATCCTCGGGTTTCTCTTCTCCTGGGAATTTTATTTTAAAATAAAGCCCTTCCCTATCCATGGTAACCTCTATCTTTAATTCTAATCCTACCTCTTCATTGAAGGAACGCATAATTCTTTCTCTCACCGATGGATAAATCATTACAGTTCTATTTTCATCGACGAGTTTTAGAAGAACCTCGGATGCTTTTTTTCTGATCCCTATCCCCATTATTTTTTTCGGATTCTGTCCTCTTTCAAAATTCATCTTATGAAATATTTTTTGCCTTCATATAAAACATAAGAGCCAAATATTTCTGAAAAACGAATGGATTCTACCCCTTTAATAATTCCATCCGTAATAATAAATTTTCCTTTATCCGTTTCATTTATAATTTTTCCCACTCCATAATATTCTTTTAAAAAAGGAGTTAATCCCTTGGAATTTATAAATTCGAGAATCTTTTTAGCAGTTTTCTCTGCAAAAATTGTTTCTTCAAAATATCCTTCCCCGTCACCATCCAAATTTACACAAGGTATAAAATGATAAACCCCAGAGATTTCAATAGGATTTTGACTTCTCCCTATTCCAATTCGATCAAATATTTCTCCTTCTCTTGTAAATTTCATCGTATTTTAAAATCTATTTGAATTGATTCGATACTTTTCTTTACAGTAAACATTACCTCTTTCGAAATTCATTTTGGTATTTTAAATGTAAATTCCTGTGGCTTAATATCATCACTCCAAATCTGAGCCATTATTCTAGGATAATAAATGTATTTTAAATATTTCCCTTTATATTGAGAAAGATCTTCAACCATTTCTTGTCCTTTGATAACAACTTTAAAAAGATCCGAGCTAAGTTCCCCATCCTCTATCATTTGTAGCATATCTATAACTTCTTTTGGGTCTTCGATAAATTGTGTTCGCTGATGTGTTCGCCAAATATAATCGTCGAACCTACTTATCTTAATAAGTGATTCAATGTACAAGGCTTTTGATATTTCCCCTATATTTAGGGATTTCTTAGGATCCAATCTTCTTTCAAAGTCCATGATACTTATTATAATAATCCAAAAGTAATTGCTTAACCTCCGGATTTGGTCGATTTTCATGCATATATCTCGAAGCAAGATTAATATAGGCCCCGAAATTTGTAGCTCTCATAGGTCTTTTTTCATCACCTCTCTCTACATATTGTCCTTTTAATTCCGAAGTTCCATGATCCAAAATAAACGTCTCCTCCGGAAATAAATTAGGAATGGTTAAAAGAGCTTTTACAGCTGCTACATTTCCTTCTGATACAGAATCCCATAGATAATCTGGATCCGAGAAATCAATTTTTTCACCATTAACCCATTTTTTCCCATTTAAACTAATAAGATATGGAAAAACAATATCCTTTTTTCTTCTCAATGCCCATGTCCAGACTTCAAAAATATCATCATAAGAAAAATCCCTGGAATGACTCATCCAGTTTTTAATCTTAGGGCCTAACCCTATTCCTAATGCTTGTTTAGGATCTGCTCCTCTGACAAAATTCATAATACTCCGTCTTTTTTAAGCATTTCAACAACATCTGGGATAGAAGCACCGCCATAATTAAACATGCCTAAATCGTAAGATATAGAATATTCCTGCCCCATTTCAATTAACTTTATATAACTACCGTTAACCGAACTTGACCAACAAAAAATTATTTCTGGATTATTTGGATAAGGTGATGAACTTGTTAAATCAAGTTTAATTCTTTTTGCTAATAATCCTACCATCTGGAGAGCATATTCTCTTCGTCCTATGCTCATAGCTTCTTTGGGGGCTTTTCCTCTTTTAAATTCCATTTTAGATTTTATCATTAATTTCCCAATCTCCGTTCTCGTTCATAGATGAAATAAATTCTTCCTCACCTATACGGCACTTAATAAAGGTATGAGGCTTAAAATCAAAAGGATCATAAATTAATCTAGGATGACCAATACAAATAGCAACTATTGGTTCTCCCTTTCTCTGCTTTTCCTGAAGAGGATAAAATTCTGGACAAGATTTTCTCAAGAGAAATTGAACTATGAAAGATCTCCCTTCTCCAGGTATACGGCCATTATGATTTAGACCAATATCCAAAGATCTTTTAGGATCAATTCCTCTTTCGAAGTTCATTTTAATCTTTTTTGCAAATATACAAAAAAGAATCTAAAGTAAAAAATATTTTAACGATTTTTTTGATTGGCGGACTCGCTTGTTAAAGAAGCCATTTGCCATTTCCTTTGGTCAAGATATTTTGGGTTTCTTGAACCATATCCATAAGGAACATTTTTTGTTTTTAATAAAGGCGATTTTATATGTTCTTTTCCCATTTCGAGTTCGGATCTTTCTTCACTTCCTTCATATTCAGCAACGGGGATTAATCTAGATGTATAATTATCGTCTTGTTTCCATGAATTTTTATCAATGACTTCTACTTCCCAACCTATCATATCTTCTCCTAATTTATCAGAAAGAAGATCTATAGCTTCGAAGAAAGTTTCCCTATCTGGATATTTCCAAAAACTTATTAATTTTTTATCGGTCCATAGTCTTCCAGATAATGTATTTCTGGTTCCTTCAGGATGGGTTTCCCCGGCTGGGCCAATATGAAAGATTCCATCTTCATACCAAAAAGCATGAGCATCTTCATCGCTAAAATGAGGGGATTTAAAAATATCATTTTCCAAAGGCTCTCCATACTTATTATAAGTAAGATGAGGCATGGAAATTTCATCAGGACTTTCAAATATTTTTAACGATTCTTTAACTATTTTCATATCTCATCTAATCTATTTGAAAGGGAATCATTAAAAACCTCAGAGGTTATATCTCCATTATAACTATATTGAGGAGGATAATATTTTATCTTATAATCACTATCGTATAATGCTAAGCAGCCAAATAATTTTTCAATACCATTTAGAGAAATTGGTGCATAAAAATGGGAATAATTATTTGGTTTTTCCACCCATTTTATTTCTTCATCATTAATATCAAAATGCTTTTTAATAGCATTTTTCAAATCTTTAAAAGCTTCATCCTGATCTGCCATTTCTTGGGAATCTGTCCAAGCAAATCTAATAGCATCATGAAGATCTTCATACTCATCATTTGATTCTATTTCATCAAATAGTTCTTCAAGATTATTTGCTGTTTCTGGATCCCCGCCTCTTTCGATAAATTTTTCTTTAAGATCGTCTAAAGCAGGTATTTTTCCTTTTGCCAAAAGCCTTTTAAGAAACCAAGTCATTTCAGTAATATCGCCGAAATTAACGCTATCATATTCAAAGTACTCTTCAACATTTTCCCCCGATAAAACAGCTTCAACGAAATCTTTACTTAAATTCCTTGTATCTGTATCAAATAAATCTGAGAAACTTTGCCATCCATCAAATGAAAGAAAGTATTTCCCATTTTTAAATTCATATTGAATTTCATCACTAGGAAGCTTAACATAAGGAATCCATTGAATACCCCATTTCTTTAATTCATAAAAGTCATTTTCATCAAGACTATTATTATATTCTGGATTTTTAATCAGAAACTCAATCCATTGTTTCCTTGTTTCGTGATCAAGTTCGGCATCTTCTTCTGTAAGTAAATAGGAGATCCACATGGCAGGACTATCACTAGTTCTTTCTCTTAAAAAATTAGATATTTTTTGTTCCAAACCAACATTCATTGCTTTCTTTGGGTCCAAACCTCTTTCGAAATTCTGAGCCTCCGACATGCTTCCGGAAGTATCCCCGCCAAAGCCAAGAAAAAGCTTATCTAAAAGTTCTTTCGATCCCAGATACTCTTTATGATTAACTAAAAATAAAAGCCATGATTCTTTTGTCCTATCGTCAAGATCTTTATCTTCTTGTATTTCCCATATCCAACCAGTTGGAGAGGACCAAGATGAATCGCCTTCAGACATTTTTTTTCGAGCATAATTTATAATTCTTGGGAAAATTCCAATATCGATGGCTTGTTTAGGATCTAAACCACGTTCAAAATTTATGGATTCTTTTACTATCATACAACAATACGTCCGCCAACGGTACAGATCTTTTTAATTTCATCGACAGTAAATTTTTCCTTATTTCCTCGAATATAAAAATCCCCATCGACCTGTTTTGGACATCCTTCAAGATCCTCTATTTTATTATTATCTACGAAGAAATCTCCTTTAACAACTTTAGGAAGACCTTTCATAGACATTAAATTTTGATCTCTTATAATAACACTGCCATGACAAATACCGAAATCAACATATTCTGGTATTTCTTTAAGATCCCAATATCTTTGAGAAGGAATAACTAATTCCCTTACATCAATTGTCCAATCTGAATTGATTTTATATTTGGTATATTTGGTATATTTGTTTATCCATTCTTCGACTTTTCGTTTCCTTCCTAAATCTAAAGTTCGAGAAGGGTCTTCACTCCTCTCGAACTCATTAAGCCTTGGATAAAAAATATCCTTCATTTTAGAATATATCTTTATATTTTTCAATAAATCTATCTACGCCCTTCTGATATTTGTCTCTTCCCTCAACTTCTCCAAGTTCATCGTGGATATAAGGATGAAGGTCAATCATCATCTTAATAGCTCTGGTTGCAAGAGAACCATTGTCAAGACGGATAAGATAGGTTACAAAATTATCAAATTCTTCAGGAGTAATATCTCTTCCCCTGGTTGATGTACAAACGAGAGATAGAAGAGCGTTAGCTTCTGACTGATCATATCCGGATCCAGCTTTCTTAGGCATACGAGCTTTTTCAGGATGGGCAAGAACCTCTTTAATATCTTCTTTTTTGAAGGATTCAAGAAGTCTTAGGAATGTTTGGAACTCTGTTGCAATATCCATACCAACGTCTGAACCAACTACGTTTGTTATATCCTGAATAGAAGGCTTATAACCTTCATCAGCAGCATCCTGCATTAGAAGAGCAATATTCTTAGAAGCTGCTTCCCATGAACGAGGGCTAGCAAAGATGCTCTTTTCTGGATCATCGTCAAGAGTATAGAAATATTCTTGGTTAAATTCTAGGAAGTCAAGTATTCTTTGGTCAACTTTATTCTGTGCCCATTCTTTCCAACCAGCAAAATCAGGAATATAGTTAACCTGCGAGAATCTGTTTCCGAGAGCTGTTGAGAAGTTCTGAACACCTTCAGGGTCATCTCCTGCTCTGTTGGATGCTGAAACAATCGTCCATTTAGAACCTAGAACTGCGTCCCCAATAATTCTTTCATCAATAAGTTTTAAGCAAGTATTTTGAACGGACCCGGATGCACGGGAAAGTTCATCCAAGAATAAAATACCTCCTTCACCCATATTAGCTATGCCATCTCTTCTTTTATCTTCTTCTGCATCGCCGCTCTTAATATAAACAGGAAGCCAAGATTTAGGAATATCCCTAGCTTTTAATTCATCATCAACTTTATAAGTTGCTGGAAGTGACCAGTCATCTGGGGCCATTTTAGAAGTTTGGACATCGATCAATCTTCCTTTTGTATTCTGTGCAAGAACTGCTTTAACAATTGCGGTTTTTCCAATACCAGGAGCTCCCCAAATCATAAGAGGTTTCCCCTGTGGGTTCTTTAAAACCATACGAATTCTTCTATATAATTCTTTCTTTCCTACATTAGGAACGTTTTTATCAGGGTGTTCAAGTTTTATTCTAGCTTCATTAATAGTTCCCTCTTTAAGATCCGGTCCTCTTTTCTGAATAACTTTTTCAGCGGTAAGGGATTTTAGTTCAGGGCTTAATTCAACATCACCCTGGGAAGCTACATAAGAAATAGATTTTGGTAAAGCACCATCCTTATCTAATATCCCAATATTAACAGGAGCCATAGCTTCTGTAACAGGTTGCCCCTGGAAAATGAAGAAAAAAAGCTTTCCAACTTTCTGGAAGAATTTTTTAATAGCTTGTCCTATTTTGCTGAAGATCGCTTCATTTAGTTCTCCTCTAGCAATCTGAAAATCCTGGAGAGATTCAAATACTAATTGTTTTTTCATTGCAGTTCTAGTTTTATTTTATATTTTATTTATCTTAGCTTTTATCTTATCAATTTCTTTATCCGATAATTCCTCGTGGATCTTTGGTTTTGACAAAATAATTTCAATCATCTTTAACCAATTCTCCTTTGCCTTTTCTGAAGTTCCTACCTTACTTATCTTAGAAATAAGCATTTGAAGTGTTTTCTTTACTTTTACTCTTGGGTCTTTTAAAAGCTCCTCAACAGCAGCAAAAGCTTGATTAGCAGCAGCTTCATAAATTATATAATTATCTTCATAGACAATATTATAATTTTTATCCAAAGATTCTTTTGCATCGGCAGGATTAACCCTGGGATCTTCCATTAATTTTTTTACGGCATCAACATTATTATTTTTTGCTGCTTGATATAATGCTTCATTATGATTATCAGCTGGATTTACTCTTTCATCTTTTAATAGTAATTCAATCACATCTGGATTACCTCCCATAGCAGCTGATGCAATTATAGAATTTTTTCTAAAAGCTGGGTTTGCAGCAGGATCCGAAAGGAGGAGTCTAACAATATCTACATTTCCCTTCATAGCAGCTCTTGTTAAAATCCCATTTTTATCTTCCATTTTTAAAGGAAAATTCTTTAATGATGGATATTTAGCTATTTCATTATTAACTTCTTCAATAAAATCCCCAAGAAGCTTCTCCCTTCCTATACCTATATTAGCTTTAGCATCCCCGCCTCGTGTAAAGCCTAAAGCTTCTCGGATCGGATTATTCTCCATCATTTTTCTAAGTCTTTTCTGAGAAAGTTCTTTCATATATGGAACTTCTTTTTTAACTCTAGGATCTGATAATAAAAGACTTACCATTTCCCTATCCCCATTATTTAAAGCCGCTGCTAGAGCCCAATTATCTCTGCTTGTGGGATCTACTCTTTTATCTTTTAAGAGGAGTTTAACAATATCTACATATCCATTTTTTGCAGCTCTTCTAATGCAATAATTAGTTTCATCATTTCCATATCTTTTGCCATCTCGGGTTTGAGCTGCTGGATCTACAATAGGACTGGATAAAAGAGCTTTGGCAACTTCTAGATCTCCTCTTTCACAAGCTTTTTGGATAGGGCCATCAGAATCTATATTTAAATTGGTTGCTCCGTTTTCAATAGCCCATAATAAAAGCTCCGGGGTCCAATGAGAATACGATAAAGAAAATGCTTTATTTGGTCCTAATTTTTTTATACCATCTATAGTTCTCTGAGGTTCATATCTCATAAAATCAATGAAAGTATATTCAGTTATCCATGATTTAGGAGCATTCCAAAGATCATCTTCTCTTCCTAATAAATAAAATGCTTGAACCCATCCAGAAGCATAACTTTCCAAATTATTTGGATTAAAGGTTTTTATTTTGTCCAATAATTCATTAAAAACTTGCATCATAGCAGGCCTGTTTTGATTCATTGAATAAAAACTAGCGATTTTTCGAGTATCAATATGATAGATCTTTTTTTCTGTAAAATCATTAAGTGATTTTGGTGCTTCTGATTTTAGAGCCCAAGAATGATCATGAGCTAAATCTTCCATCATCTCTGGAAAAAGCGCAGCCTTTCCAATAGCCATTCCTTCTTTAGGATCTATATTTCTAGTAAAAGATATAGCTTCCCTGACAATCATTAGCTAATATTAATTTGCTTGCCAAATGGTTGCTGCCATTGAGGATTATCATAAACCATCCAAATGAATTTATGAGCATAAGGTGGTTTTTTTGGATTGGGGGCTCCTCCATCTGTAAAGAATACGCAAAGAGAAACTCTATCTTTTAATTTATCATGTACCCAATCAAGGGCTTTTTGGAAGCTAGTCCCCCCACCCCCTCTAACATTTTTAGGGATATAGGGTTTTCCCATTTTTTTAATGGTCTGAACACTTCCTTCGTCAACTCCATCATCAAAGAAAGCTACTGTAATTTTATTAACTCTTTTTGAGAAAATAATTTGGTTAATTTCATTTAATATTTTTTCTAGAGCTTCCCTACCCATAGAACCAGAAACGTCGACTAATACTACAATATGTTCCATAGCATCCATCTTATGTTTCTCTCCATAACGTAGAAATTCCCCGCTTAAGTGTTTTTTATTTCCAATTTTCTGATATGTTTCAGGGGATAGAGCAGTTGCAACATATCTTCTGAACATATTTTGCCAGTTAACATCTCCTCTATGTAATCTTGAAAGTGCTGTAACAAGAGCACCTCCTTTTCCAGTACCTCTTCCCTTTGATCCTTTTAAAGCACGATCGAGCATTTTTGCCCCCTCAACACGCCATTTATCTGTCGGACTTTCGTCTGGCCCCATTTCCCCTTCTCCATATCCGCTTGCTTTAGCAATTTTCTTTCCCATTTCTGGAGTAATAATACCTCCTGTTCCAGCAGGGTCATATTCCTCAGCTTGATCGAAACTTTCTTCGTATCCATCACTTCCGGATCCACCAACACCTTTATCTTCGCCTTCTCCTTCTTCTCCTTGTCCCTGTCCTTGGCCTTGCCCTTGCCCCTGACCTGAATCAAGAGGAATTAATTCATCTTTTTTATAACTTTCAAAAAGATAGGTGACTAAAAGACTTTCATTAAGAGGACCTACCTCATAAGTTCCATCAGGATTAACTGCAGTAACAACTCCTTTTTCCCCTGTAGCTTTAATCTTAACTTTACTACCTACTTGAAGAGGTTGGGGTTGACCTTTTCCACCGCCCTGCTGACCTTGACCCTGTCCTTGTCCTTGACCGCCACCTTGCTGATCTTGTCCCTGATTTTGCCCCTGATTATTCTTTTTAAATGGGTTAGGTGGCATTTTTGGAATAGTTTTCTTTAGATCATCATAAATCTGTTCAACGGGAACATTTAAATATTTTTCATCATAAAGACCATAAATTTTTTCTACAAATTCCTTATTGAAGTCACTTAAAGTATCTACTATAATGGTATTAATTTCATAGTCCCCAGCAATATTAAACAATGAAGCTGGTTTTCCTTCGGAAGTCATGACTGTTGCATTTCTAGATTTCATACGTTCCATGTGAAGGAGAACGCAGTGCATGATCTCATGAATAATAACAAAAATCTTCTGCTCCCATGAAAGCTTATCAGCAAATAATGGATTTACAAATAATCTTGTTCCATCGGTTGCCATTGTAGGAACAATCCAAGTGTAGATTGGGGTAAATTTATGAACATAAGGGGCAAATAAAGGAGATTGAGAAACAATAGCTGTTTTAGCACTTTCCATTTCATTTTTAAGATGCCTCATGTCAATTTTGGTTCCATCTTTAGCGAAAACATATCTATAATCTTCGATCTTCGCTGATTTAGGAATATCCATTCCTTCTTTAGCTTCATACAAAAAATCGTTTATTTGAGGATAAAATCTTGGATTTAATAGTTTCATATTCATTTATTTTTTTAATTCCATACTGTTCCGAGGACTTTTATTTTCTTTCGGATCTCATCCTCCTTCCATTTTTTTGATCCCGGATAGCTTGAATAGATTGAAAGATCTCCTTTAACTTCTTTTGGAAACCCATCAAGTTTTGTAAAAATATTTTGAGCTACATAAAAACCTCCATATATTATCTTAAATTTAATAAAATATGGAAAATTATTTATATTGCAATCAACTAAATTTAAGTCATCTAAAACATCGATGGTTCCATCTTTATTTATCCTATATTCTACATACTTATCATCATTTGGATCTTCAGAAATACCACATTCTTTAAACCAATTTTTTATCTGAGCATGGTATCCTATATCTAAAGAGGATTTTGGATTAATATTTCTGTGAAATTCCATATTCTCTTTTATTGGTACATCAACTATTTCTTGTGGTTCATCACCCCAAGCAGATCCTTTTACTCTACAGACCTTTCGTATATCTTTTTGAGAAAATAACCCTGGATTATTATGGCAAACATAATTTCCATCTACATGTCTTGGCCCATCCTCTAATGTCATTAATTTATTGTTAGAGCATTTAAAATTACCTTTTAGATTTTCAGTTCCTACAACCTTTTTGGGGCACCCCCGTAAAGTTTTTAATTGGTTATCAGAAATATCAAATCCTCCGATAACAGTTCCAAATTGAATATATTCTGGAAGGACTTCTCCTATATTTCTTAATCGTATAACTAATTGAACCTCAGGAGCTGTATTTATAATAAGATCTTTCGAAATAACAGTATCCTCTAATAGATCATGTTCATTTAACCATTTTTCAATTAATGCCCTTTTACCTATATTCATGGAAACCATTGGATCCCCTCCTCTGTGAAATTCTTGAGCTTCATTCATACTTCTGGGAAGAAATTCAAATAATCCGTTCTTAAATTGTTTTGGCGTTCCTTTTACAAATCCATGTCTTGGGCGAACATTATCATTTTTATTTGCCTTAAAATCTTCTAAATCCACAAAATATTTAAACCAGATAATCCATTCCTTAGAAGACGAATTATCAAATTCTTCCGTCTGTAATATAACACCTATTGGTAAATCGGAAACCGGGAAATCGCCGTATGATATTTCATTATTAGTGTCCAGAGGAATATTTTTTATAACTTTTAGCAAATCTCCCTCATGAAGATTATTCCATGAAGGCATCCCAATTTTCATGGAAGACTTTGGATCTATTCCCCTTTCAAAATTAATATGTTCCTTTACAATTTTCATTCGCTATCATCTGCTTGAATGTTTGGGGCAAAACAAACTTTTCTTATTTCAGCTTCGGTAAATTCTGCTTTATTTCCAAAACAATAAACACACTCACGGACCTCTTTTGGAAACCCCTTTAAATCTGTAATTTCATTCATTTGACAAGAAAAATATCCATTTACTTTTTTGGGGCATCCAACCAAGGAAACTATTCCGCAATCATCAATATCAAAAGAACCTGAAGAATTAAATCTAATATAATCAGGAAATCTTCCATTTGGAAATAATTCCGGTCTTTCAACTGCAATGACATCCAAATCCGTATCTATAGTAAAATCCGAATTAAGCTTATAATTTCTTACCCCGATATGAACCTCATCAAGCCAGCCCTGAATTAATTTAGCTTTTCCAATACCTATGGCTTCTTTAGGATCTAATCCCCTTTCAAAATTGATATTTTCCCTAACTATCATATAAAAAATAATTCACCTATTTTCCAAAGAAATATCATACCCCAACCTCCGCACACTGTGTAGAAGAAATCATAATAATCTGGAGTTCCCTTTCCTAGCAACTTATCGTAAATAACTTCTTTGAAAGCACCTGCAACAACAGTAAGAACTGCTGCTACGCCAGCATCCCATCCATAAACGGGAACGTGTACAAATATCGCAAAAAACGCAAGAGTTATTAATGAAATAAGAGCTCCTGCAAAAAAGTGTTTAGGGTAACCTTTCATTTTTATAATTTATTTTTATTTCTATTTAAGATATATTCTTTCTTTCTCTCTTGGACACTCATTGTATGAGCATTTTAGAGTTAGTTTTTTATTTCATGTTAAGATTTAGTTAAATTTTAAGGTCAACTCTTCCTTAACAATTTTATTTTTATTTACATTTCTATCGAATTTATGAGGATACCAAACCCCCTTCGATCTTAAAAATTTAAGTATTTTTATAAAACTATATTTATTTTCTAATTCTCTTTCTATAACTCTGGATCCAAATCCTTTAGAATAAAGATCCAAAATTTTTTCTTCATCCTCGATAGGAATTATTTTATATGATGGGTTATTGGATCCAGCAAATTGACTGCATTTTTTATTTTTGTTCCAAGGTATTTGTCCAATATGAGATAATGATTGGTTTTTTCGACGTTCAGATGTATGTTTAACCCCCAATAAGGAATTTCTGATTTTTTCTTTACATTCATCATTATGAAAACCGCAGCTAGGACCGATTTTCATATTATACCCAAATTTTGGCAAATACGTTTTATCTTTTTGTATCCAAAATAATTCTCTCAAATTTAAAATTTTAATTAAATCTGTTTTTTCTTCTAGCTGATATTCTTCAATAATTTTCCATTCGAAATTTTCAAATCCATATTTTCGTAAAGCTCTCTGAAATGATCCTTGTAAATTTCGAATAAAGCATCCTCCCCGATGACATTTTTTCCTTCTTTCTAAAGAGGAAGTTGTTTGCCCGTAATATTTTTTACCTTTCGGGCTAGTAGCTAAATATATAAATCCTTTATACATAATTGTTTATGGGAACATTAGGAAAAAATCTGGTGGATTATCCCCTTTAATTTTTTCCCTTAATCTTTCTAATTCTTCATTACCTTCAGTTCTCCAGTTATCATAATTGATCTGTACATTACCCAAGAGCTGATAATTAAAAGCCCCAAGTATGCGAGCGAGAGAAAGCTTACATTTAGCTATCATCCATTCCAATACAATAGTGTCTTCATAAGCATCTTCTTCTGGTATATGATCCATTGCTAAAACAAATAAACTTTCATTTGGCGTTCTACCGGTTATTGCTAATCGATGTGTATTTGGATTAAAATCATGATTTATATCTACAAGATTAAATGCTCGTGCAAGATCCCAGAAACTCCATTGAATAGTTCTATAAGTAATCTGGTCTGACGAAAGAGGGGTTAGATAAAGATCTGACGCCATTAATCTATCAAAGTTTAGATCCGGGTCGTTTATACCAAATATCCTGGATCCTCCAGTCATTTCCTTTACGGCTTTTATACCTTCAGTGCAAGTATTTAGCTGGAATGTTCTAGTATCCCTCCATTGCTGAGTTTGATAATAGGATTTATTAATTATATAGATCCTATCATGGAGAAGTTCTCTATATTCTCTATAGAGCCATCTCATTTCCTTATCAATAATACGTTCGATCTCTTTCTGAGGCAAACTATATGGAAGAGAGCAGGATGCTGTTATCTCTCCATTTATTCTTTCGATAAACTCGGTTTTATTCATTTTTTACCACTTAGGTTTATATTCATTTTGAAATCCCTTGTCTTTTCGTTCTTTGTTTAAATCTTTTAACCATTTATAATCTCTAACTTCCTCAACGGCAAGGGGTTTTGCTTGTTTTTCAATTTTTCTTTTTGGCTCAATCACAACACATTCTTCATCAAGCTTGGCTTCCTTTCCGATACCTGCGTCTTTTATGATACTTTCACTAACATTACAATTAATGATTTCTCCTGCATTATAAATTGAACTCTTTTTTATAGTATTATTCCTATCTGCTCTAACTCTTTCGAGAACACAATCTTCAATTTTATTATGTTCAACAAGAGTTGAAAGAATAACTCTAGAATTTTTTAAAGTACTATTCCATACTCCACAGTCCTCAACAACAGATTGTATTTCGCAGTCAACAATATCTAATTGGGAAATTTTTCCTCCTGATAATTTAGCTTCTTTTATCTGGAACCTTCCTTCAGCACTATCCCAATTGAATTTTCCTTTTCTAAATTCGCACTCAAGCATTAATTTCATCAATGGATCCCTTAATTTAGTCCAATAAGCTTCAATTATTTCATCTGCTCTTTTTAGATCCACGCCAACCTGAATGTCTTTAAAATGCTTTAAAAAGAATTTAGGTTCATAATAGGCTCTCCTGATAATAGGATAATCTTCAAATATTTTTTCTGCACTTATATTCATCTCGGGAGTATATCCTTGAGAATTTAAAATCTGATAAGTTGAAAGAATATAATAATGAAGAGTTTCGGTTATCGATTTATGATTTTTTGGATAATCTTTTCCGCCGATATAGTTAAAAATTAATTCCCCCATAGCTTGATCTGTAAAATCTATTCCATAATAATGAGCCTTAGGCAATATAAAAAAGCTTTTTAAGTGTCCAAGAGAACTTGGGGCTGTCATAAATTCATTTGTGGGAATTAATGTCTTAATACTAACTGCAAAAGGAGAATTCTTTCTTTCCGGAAATCTTTGAAATAAATAGTTTTCATCCATTTTAAGGATCAACTTTGCAGGATCCATATTAGAAATAGTATTAATTGTCTGAAGAGACCCATGATTAAAGGAAAGCAATACTTGTAATCCTGTAGTTTTGTCAGTTTTTGCTTTTTGATTGATCCATTCAAGAACTCCAAAAAGCATGGGCCCAACACTTAGAAAATCCTGTGGCGAAGTGATAAATTTATATCTCGGATTTTTACCCTGGTATTCCTGGAGTAAAATTGGACTATCCCAGGTTGGGGTCATTTTTTCTGAAGTGATAGCAACAGATTTCCCGCAAACCCTCGATAGGTCTTCAGCTATAAATGGGGTTTCTTGAGAAGAAAAGAATTCAAAAACGAACCCTATCCTTGTTGAATTAAATACCTCCTGAACAGAATAATCCTTGATATGATTGTAGAGAACTTCCATCAAATCTATTTTATTTTATTTATCCGCAAAAAAGAAGGAGCTTAGTGCTCCTTCTTTTTATTCTTCTTTTTCCTTGGGTTCAAATTTCTTTATTGGCGCATCCAGCTCAAAAGTGATCTTATCATCCTTTAAATCTAGATATTTTACCTTTATCGGATCCCCTGTTACAAAATTTCTAGTAGAAATCTTTCGAATTCTAAATTCTTTTGACGGAACTATTCCAGTAATATCTCCAACATTTACAATAACCCCAAAATTCATTATTGCCGCAATAGAAGCTTCTAAGGATTTTCCTTTATTAGCCTGAACGAAATCATCTATTTTCTTTTTCTTTTCTTCTGGGCTTTCCTCTGTTAAAATGATTCTATTTTCCTTAGTAATTTCTCCAATATAAAAAGAAGCGGCGTCCCCAGGTTTAAATATTCTCTTTCTAAAGAGATCCAGGGTACTGTCTTTCATCTTTGAAACATGAAGCAACCCAGTGAATATTTCTCCAAATTCTACAAAGATACCGTATTTGGAGGTTCCAGTTACAGTTCCCGAATAGAGTTTATTAAGATCTAATTCAGCAATTTTCTGTGGTAAAACATGCTCGATATATTTCTTATGAGAAACGATGAATGAATTCATTTCTTTTAAGAAGTCTTCAACCATAACTATAACTTCTTTTCCAACAAGAGTTTGGAAATCAACAATCTTATTTGGAGCTGCAAGTGATCCTGGCATAAATGCTTCTACACCAGAAACTTCTACAAAATATCCTCCACGGTTAGCATTTAGAACTTTAGCTCTGTAAGCTTTTGAAGGAGCACTAATTTGTTCCATCATCTCGTCTTTAGTTTTCTTAATATGGCCTTGCCATAAACTGATTTTTAAAGAAGGAGACGATTCAATAACATAAGCATAAAATCCTGACGAAACAAAGTTCTTTCTTATCTCAGGATTTGCAAGAACATGGGCAAATTCTTCGGGAGTTTGGTATCCATAAATCTGAACAAATCTCTTTTCTCTATTTAAATCTATATCCACAGTTAATCCACCCAATAATTCAACAGTCATCCTATCCTTATCAATATAAGGAATCTCGACCACTGTAACGCAGTCTCCTTTTGTTAAGTCTTTTCTTACTGATTTTGTGGATCTTTCGGAATATAGGTCAAATAATTCTTGAGCGTAAGGTTCGTGGTTAAAAACTTTAGTTTTGTTATCTACTCCTTTTATTTTGGGATTAACAGTTAAACGGGTTCCTCCCGTGTAGTTGTTTTCATATAATTCCCAATTGAATTCTTCTAATTTTCCACTCATTTATTTTAGGTTTAAAAAGTTTGACACTATAGGCTATATATTACGGCCAAAATCTAGTCTTTTTAATACTGTCGGATATATAAATAAAAATCTAATAATATGAATTGGGATCAAATTTATTTGGATACTTTTATCCCCGAATTACCAAGACATTGGAATAATAACTTCGCTTCTGTTAAGCGTTATCTTGATGTTTTTTATGATGGTAGTCTCGGAATAATCATAAAACCTGTTAATACAACCGGAAGGGTAAAAGCAGCCAGAGGGGAATTTGTAACGGCTGTAGTTGATAACCTTATCGTTAAAAACCAGTTTACAAATCTTTACGATAATACAACTTCAGTAGATGGCGATTTCTATAATACCTATATAGGAGCAGATGTTTCAACAAGAGCAGCAGATCCCTCTCTATGGGAGAATACCTCTTTTGCTTATGTTGATGTCAATAAACCCTATTATAAAATTACAAATGATATTTCAACCGCTTTTCTTTGTTCAATAATGGGGCAAGAGTTTCAGATCCTATTCGATATTTCTACAAATACAGCACCTTATAATATATTATTAGACCCTAGTATTGGAGGAACTTTTCAGACTTTAAGCGTTGCGTATGCTGATGCTCCAACAACTTGGATAAAACTGATTGCTGTAGATTATGATGCTTCCTATGGAACTACATGGGCAGTAAAACAATACGGCGGAAATTATACAATAATTTAAGAAATAAAATTTTAATCAGATATGAGCAACAATAGAATAACACCTTTTGTTAAAAGAATGAGAACTTCGGGCGGGACGATTTACCTCTTTAGTTCTGCGACAGAAGATATTGGTCTAAACATTAACGAGAAAAATAATGATGTTAGAATTTCTCATTTTGCCCTTTTAAATATACCTAGCATTCAAAACCCATCAAATATAAATGAAAATCGTTTCAATTTATATGCAATAGATGGTGCTTTGGAATATGCTAACGCAGGAGATATAAAAGATGGCCGAGTTCTTATAGCTGAAAGTTTCCAAAACTATGCTTTGAACTTTGAAGCAAATCTTCTCAATCAAGCTACTTATGATGCAACTCTTCAAAGAACTGTATCTGAAAGAGTATTTTGGAAATGGTTAAAGGAAACTGGTGCTATTCGTTGGGCAAATCCTTCTAATGGATATTGGATGGAAGCAGAAGATTCCGATGGATCTCTTGGTTATAATACTGTTGTAAAATATGTAGGATTAGTAAGTGCAGGAAATGTTCGCTCTGATTCCTTTGGAACTTATAATGAAACCTATATTATGGTTCCCACCTCTCATGGACAAATGGAAGCTTATTTCGAGCAAACAGAGGATACTAACTATTATCATGGAATGGAAATTGGGGGACTTGGAGAAAATATTCTCGGAAGAGAAACCTGGCTTCAGCCTCATCCAGATGGATTAAGTTATAGAGGATTTTATGATTTTGTTGATTCCTCAACTCAGGTAGGATCTAATTCATATCTTTTATATTATGATGCTTCTCCTGGTTGGTGGTATACTGCAGAAGGTCGCGAGCCTCTTCAGAAAAAGACCTATATGACTGATACATCTGCTTATTTAACTACAGGAATTTATGATGTGTCATTA